TTACTCATATTCATTACCTCCAATTTTTAATCAGCTCCAGCCGTCTTTCCAGCTGGGCAATAGGGATAAGTGTCTTTTCTTCTGGTTCATGCTTTTTTTCTTTGTTCTCGGGTACTGCTTCAGGTGTGGCTACCTTCTCTTCTCCCTGTTTATCAGAGAGGTATTTCATCCTCGCCTGAATTCCTGGGAGTTTGTTCCTTAAAGCATTTGTCACTGTCATCTGGTCAAAGATAAAGCCACCGGAACCTTCATCTACCGGCTCTGATTCATAGAGAATCTTGTCGGCAAACTTCAGCTCGATGGCTTTGTGGGCACTCATCCAGGTTTCAGCGTCCATCATGTGTGAGATTTTCGCTCTGGAAAGACCCGTCTTTGTCTGATAAGCATTGATAATACTCTCTTTTACTTCACTGAGTAGGTTAATCCCCACCTGCAGATCCGCTACTTCACCAGCAATAAGCATGGCTGGGTTATGGATCATGATTACTGACAGTGGAGAAACACACACTTCATCTCCCGCCATGGCAATGACTGAAGCGGCACTGGCTGCCAGCCCATCTATATGGACACTGACCTTGCCGGGATACTCTTTAAGCATGTTGTAAATCTGTGCAGCAGCGAAGGTATCTCCACCTGGTGAGTGTATCTTTACAACAATGTCATCCGTCTCCGGGACACTGCCATAAAGCTCCGTCTTAAACTGTTTAGGGGTGATATCATCATCAAACCAAGAAGACTCAGCAATGTATCCTTCAAGATGCAGAGTTCTTACTGTAGGCTCCTCGGCTTCATTCACCACCCAACGCCAAAATTTATCCATCTAATCGACCTCCTTTCGGGCATGAAAAAAGCACTCCTCGATTTTGAGAAATGCTGTTGATATTTCGAATTTGTTTATTAGTTGTCCACAGAAATGGACCAAGTTATACACTTATCATCAAGGCTCATCACCACCACTCTCGTCCAAGGCCTTCTTTGCATAAGCCCCGGCCATCTTAAGGGGTAGCATGTTGCCATTGACCAGATACAAATCTCCACCATCTTCTTCAGAGATAGGGTCCATATTCTCCATCCGTCTTACATCATTAACGGAGAAGAACCCGTTTTGAATACCGATGGCATAACCATCCATCCTGGATTTATAATCTCCTCGCATCAGTGCTGATGCATTAAAGGACACAAAGCACTGACCTTTCTCTTTTTCAAGAAAAAGCTTCTTGTTCATGGCCTGCTCTATTCGAACTAGCCAAGGCCTGATGGTATGAACCACAAAGCTGATGGACTGGTTTTCAATGTTACTGAATGAACTCTTGCTAAGGTCCGCCACCATATGAGGAGGCACTTGAAAGATTCTACAAATCTCTTCTATCTGAAACTTCCTCGTCTCTAGAAACTGCGCATCGGAGTTGGGCATACTTATGGCTTGGTACTGAAGGCCATCTTCAAGGACCGCCACCTTGTTGCTGTTTCCACTTCCCCCATATGCCGCCTGCCAGGCATCTCTCACCTTGGATGGATCCTTGATGGTTCCTGATGTTGAAAGAATACCGCTTGGTGTGGCATTGTTGGCAAAGAACCTACCGCCATATTCTTCAGCGGCAATGTTCAGGCCGATGGCATTTTTCGCAAGGGCCACCGGCGAGTACCCCATGACACCATCAAAACCTAGACCCGGTACATGAAGAATATCTTCCGGTCCTAGATAATGGGTGGTGGTATCCTTCCTGTAAGCATAGTAAAGATTGCCATTCTTATCTCTGTCCACCCTCATCTTGTCGGGAAGCAGAGGATACAGATGCACCACTTCCCCTTTGCCATTTCGAATGATCTGGCAGTAGGCGTTCCCCCAAAGAAGAAGGTGGGTCATCATGGTCTCCCTTAAGGTAAAGGATGTCATCTCCGGATTCGGTTCATCATGTAAGATCCGGTACAGCGGATGGGTGTACATCTTTTCTTTACCGTCCCCTTTGTACTGATACGTATGAAGAGGTAAAGATGCCACCGTCTCTGCAATGATTCTCACACAGGCAAAGACTGCTGTGGTTTGCATGGAGCTTCGTTCATTGACGATTTTTCCAGATATACTTTGACCCATATAAAAGTTCGGTGCGCTGCTGACACTATCTGTCGGTTCTGCCCTCGCCTTAAAAAGCCATTTAAAAAAGTTCGCCATAATCTATGTTCACCCCCTTCTATCCTAAAATGATCATGTCCCGTTCATCGTAAATGGATCCATCGTCATCCGGTGGATTCACTGTTGCTCTAGCAAGTCCCATGATCATGGCCACAATACCATCTATCTTTTCTGAGGACTTTTCCTTGTCTACCTTGATGTTTCCTGCAGGGTCCGTTCTAACCACAATGTTATCTGCCATCCACCGAAGAACCGGGTGACCGCCATGGGCTATCTGCTTACTTAAGGTGAGTCGCATGAGATCTTTGGTTGGTGGAGACATATCCTTAAAACCCTGACCAAACGGTACTACCGTAAATCCCATACCCTCTAGGTTCTGACTCATCTGCGTTGCGCCCCAGCGGTCATAGACGATTTCTCTGATGTTGTATTTCTCACCAAGACGCTCGATGAATTTTTCGATGAATCCATAGTGGACCACGTTTCCTTCTGTAAGATTTAGAAGTCCCTGTCTATGCCAAATATCATAGGGAACGCTGTCTCTTTTCACCCGCTGATGTAGGGTCTCCTCCGGAAGCCAGAAGTATGGGAGCACCTGAAACTTATCTCCATCTTCTAACGGTGGAAACACTAAAACAAAAGCGGTGATGTCACTGGTTGAGGATAGGTCAAGACCTCCATAGCAGACTCGCCCTTTCAGCTCTTCCGGGTCTACAGTGAAATTACAAAGGTCCCACTTATCCATAGGCATCCATTTGATTTCCTGCTTTAACCACATGTTTAGTCTAAGCTGTTTAAACAAGGCGAGATCTGCCGGATCGTCTTTGACTTGATTGTAGTGCTCTCTAACCCTCTCTATAGAAATGGTGTGGCCAAGACTTGGATTGGCCTTATACCAGTTGTTTTCGTCTTCAATATCAGCATCGTCCTCTAACCCATAAACGATGGCGAGAAATGTTGGATCTACTCTCTTGCCTTCCAGTATGTCCTTTGCTTTTTGATGCATCTCCCAGCCATAGCCGGAGAGTTGATTTCCTGCAGTGGTGAGATATAAAAAGAGCGGCTGGGTTCTGGCATCCCCTGAGCCTGTGGTCAGCATCTTGGCAAGGTCAGGATTCGGATAGGTCCAAATCTCATCAAGGATAACGCAGGAAGCATTGATCCCGGATTTTGATTTAACGTCAGAACTTAGTACCTGATAAAAGCTTCCCGTCTTTGGATAGACGATTCGCTTCGTGGACCTTACCAGATTGGTCACTTTTGATAGGGTTGGATTCCCTTCCACGAAGTTCATACTGGTGTTAAAAATGATGCTTGCCTGTTGTCTATCACAAGCGGCTACATAAACTTCAGCATTAGGTTCCCCATCAGCAAGAAGCATGTAAAGGGCAATAGCTGCGCCCAGCTCAGACTTGCCGTTTTTCTTTCCGATTTCCACATAGGCGGTTCGGTACTGACGAGTGCCATCTTCTCTCAAGGTTCCAAAAAGACGCCTCACCAGATCCTTCTCCCAGGGTAATAACTTAAAAGGCTGACCGGCCCATCTGCCTTTGGTCAGCTTCAGTTGTTCGATAAAGTTTATGGCGTGATTCGCATGAGCTTCACTAAATGGCATAGGCGCTCCTCCTTTCAAATTAGTCGTCCTTACTCTTCTTTAGAATGTCCTCCGCCTTTGGTACATTGGAAAGCAGCTCTTCCATGGCATCGCCCTCAATGGTGTTACCGCTGTTATTGATGTTGAGTCTACTTCTAGCCGATGGGCTTAGCCCAAGCTCTGAGCAGAAGTTTCTCATCTGCTTAAGGTTCTGTTGGGCAATGGAGACCTGAGGGATCTGCTGAATATATCCTGAAGCAGTCTTTAGAATGGATCCATGCTTTGAGATGAATTCCTCTGCTTCCTTCCATCTCGCATAGGCCTGACAGTACCCAGCAAAGGCTGCCATATCTACTTGAGTCAGTAGCCCCATGGCTTCCAACTCTTTTGATAGCCTTCTCCATTCTTTCTTGGCATCCGGCTCCAGCCATGACGGGCACTTGGGTGCTATCTGTTTTGGTTTTGGTTCGTTCTTATTAAGTGGTCTTTTTCCTGGATTGCCTTCCAACTCTTTGACCGCTGTAGGTTTTGGTGGTCTTCCTCTACCTGCCATAACTTTCACCTCCTTCATTTACCGCAAAGAAAAAGAGCCATTTTCAGGCTCCAAATGTTATTAATTCACTTTGTTTATGTCGACTTTAATCTCTTCAACTCGCCAATCTGTAAAGCTTTTGAACCATTCCTTTGAAAACTTCTCTGCCATCTCTTCGGTGTCCCAGTAGCAGGCCTTATCAAAATCAAAGGTCCATTTTGGGTGGCCGTCCCACATGCTGAGGTATAGCTTCTTACCCTTCTCAGTCTTCATTGTAACCGTGTAGAAAATCTCCATTTCTTATCGCCTCCTTCGTTTTGGTATATACATATATCACTCTGAAGGAAGGATTAGTCAAGGATTACTTCCCACGGATCCCTTTATAGTTAAAGTTCCCTTTTCGAATCTCTTCATGATCTGCTTCTTCTGCTCTTTTGTATTCAGAGTCTTTGGTTTCTTTATCCTTGCAGCTCATGCAGATACACTGCTCATTGAACATGGACATGATTCGCCCACCTTCTAAGCTCCCACCGCAGCGGTCACAATGTTTCTGGCTAAAAAATCGATCCATCCCTCGCACCTCCTACTCCACATCCACATATTCCATCAGCATGGCCAGAGCTTCATCATAGCTCTTGGCTTCAGTAGTTATTCGCTGAATCATTTCTTCTGCCTTTTCAGATTCGCCAGCTTCCTTTAGTGTCTTTGACACAATCCCCATGAGATTGAAAATATTCCCGTTCTCTCCAATGAGTCTGCATCTAGGCTTCATCATTTTCATCCACCTTTCTGAAAGCGCCACTTCCTTCTAAGTGCTTTAAGAGTGTCTTTCTGGTTTCCTTGTACTCGGGACCATTCATTCCGATGCGGATCAGCCAGGTTCTAAGTGCGTACTTCGGATTATCATCCTGGGCCTGTTTGAAGGATGCGCGGTTTAAGGTTCTTCCGTATCTAGCAATAAGAACACATAAATCCTGAAATGCCTTGATTCTTTCTGGATTTAAATTTGAGCTGTAAAGTTTGAAGGTGAATGTCTTCTCGTCAAAATCAATCTGAAATCCTGGGCACCTATTTACACCCGGTTCTTCAAGTGCTTCTTTAAGTCCCTCTAAATCCTTAATCTCTGGCTTGTTCAGGTCTTCAGCAAACCCATCATCCATGAAGGCTTCCTCTGTTTCAAAAGCCATCATAATAAGTCGCTGCTTACTGTAAAGCATGTTGATGATATTCTTCAGGCTATCAGCTGTGTGCTCTTCAAAGTTTAGTTTAACTTCAACTCCACCAAGTTCTTCTAACGGATTAGTTGTTTCAGCATTTTGAGCTACCTCATGAATTTCAACTTCATTCATCTGCACTTCATCATTGTGTTCTTGATCAACCATTGGCTCTTGCTGTACTTCTGGATTCAGGATTTCTTCCATAGTGATGGACTCTCCATCTCCTCTAGTAATATCTCCATGCCTGTCAATGGTGTATACTTCATTTTCTGTTCTGATTTCATAGGCAAAGCTTGGAACACTTAGGTATTTAGGTTTGATGCCAAAGTGCTCGCCCAGTTGTTTGATCATTTTTTTTCGGTCCATTTTCATACCTCCTTGCGTTTTGGTACTTACATATATCACTCTAAACACAAGATATAGCAAGGTATTTCTTCGGTTTACTAAAACATAAATGCACTTAATAACCCGCACTGCTATATCGAATGCGGATAATTAAGTGCACTATCTAAAAAAGGGCTAGGTGCCCTTCTTCATTTTTTTAAAGTTCAAGGCCGGTATATCGTGGGTAATCATACCCTTCCGTATTTACCAGAACCCTCTCTCCCGTGTCGATGTTCACGACTCTGATGCATCTGATCTTACCGTCTTGGTCCATCCCACCATCTTCATGTGAAATCCAAGGCTGATCTTTGAAGAAGTCCTGGGCAAAATCTCTGAACTCTTCATCCTTAAGAATAACTTCTCTCGTGATGGTATATGGCTGACCTTTCTTTCCCCCTTTGATGGCTTGGTGGGTGAGTTCTTTAAGTTCTACTAGGTCGCATACTTTTCTACCGAATAATGCTTTCATGACTTTTTCCCTCCCACTCTTTTGAAATATCCTTCTTCCAGAAATTCCTCCATCTCACCAGGTGTGTAGATCAGGCATTCATCATCAGCTGCTTCAGTAGGCGCCAGTATGAAATCCCGACCCCATTTCCCAGCGATTTCGTATACCTTACCGCTTCTGTTTTCCAACCTGTCTTTCTTCTGAATCATCATTCCTATTACCTCCTTGCTTTTAGTTTGCTTTTGGTACTACCATATATCACTCTAAAGCTACATAAATGCAAGTCTTATATTGAGAAATGATGTATATTTTCTAAGGCTTACAGAAAACTCGGCGGGTACTTCTTAATGGCTTTCTCACTGATGGCCAGTGCATCTTCAATAAATGCTTCGTCAAAACCTGCAGCCCTATAACCTTCTTTCACAGTCTCTAGATAACTTCTGCTTGGAAGGTTGAGATGGATCCTATCCAGAATCTTATCGGTCATGATGTACACCATGGCTGTGATAGATGTTCCTTCCTCCAGGGTGACCTTCACATCTTCTTTTTCATAAAACCTCGGGTAGCCTTCGTAGAAATCCAGTGCCTTTTCATCTTCTGGCTCAAGTTCCCAAACAACCACTGGTACTTTTCCACCACGTTTTTTCTCAATGGTACAGTAGGCGTTTTCCATCTGACCTTTAAATAGCAGACGGTATCCTTTTAACAATCCTTTGCCATAGACCTTAGCTGTTGGGCATCTCATGGCCATTTGACCGAGATTGAGATTGGACCCATAGGCAACGTTAAGTCTTTTTTCCACTTTCATCATCACTCCATCCTTTCTTAAAGAGCGGTTTATCCCCTTCAGCTTTGCCTGTGTGGGCTTATGTTTGACGAGGGGAACCCTTCTACCACCTTAAGAGCGGTTTCCCGCTCGGTGGGTTTGAAGGCGCCGCCTTTTTATCTATGCGGCTGTACGAAATCTCCAGGCTGCACTGCCATCCAGGTGCTTGCAAAGGTGCTCTCTGCAGTTCTTGAAGTCATCTCCAATAAAGCCAATTCGATTAAGCCAGGTTCTCATTGAAAACTTTGGATTCTCAATTTGAGGCTTCTTGCTGCTGGCACTCTTTTGGGTCAATGCCTGATGGTTCATGGCTAGTGCCAAAACCACGTAGCTCCTGATCTTACCTGCATGAAGATTCGGGTTGTTAAATCCCCTAAGTTCAACCGTTCCGCATCCGTTAAAAAGGCTGTGGAGGTTTAGAAAATGGTATCTGCTTTCATGGTAGTGTCTTTCTCTTCTGTCGCTGTAGCCTTGGTACCAGATGTCTTCAATCTGCTTTAGGGTGGTTGGCTTTTTCTTGTTCATCCTCTCAACAAGGCTTTGGTCCATCTTTTTGCAGTAGTGCATTCTTCGTCGCTCTATCTGAAGGGCATCGTATAAAAGGTCGTTTCTTGAGTAAATGATGTTCATGAAGTTTCTAATGGACCTTGGTGTATGGTCTTTGCCATCCAGGTGAATGTGTATTTTATCGAAAGCTTTTGATAAAATACATTATCTAAAGTAAAATATTATGCAAAGTTAAGACATAACCCCCCTATATTATACGGAAAATTATAGAAAATAACTTTGCATAATATTTTGATATTTACTTACAGGTGTTTCTTAGCCAAGACATTAAACTTGTATCATCGTTCCAGTTACCTTGGAAACTAGTGTCATCTATGGTTGATGAGATACTGCTATAAGCACTTTCAAGAGCTTTCCTTTTTACAGAGCCATCAACTTTTGCATAAATTTCTGTAGTTTTAAGGCTTTCATGCCCTAAGAAATCACGAATATAAATTAAATCTATGCCGGATTGCAACAAATGCATTGCTTTTGAATGTCTAAAACAGTGTGGAGATAAAGTATTAGGTATCAATGCAGGATTGATTGTTCTTGCAGTTTCAGCATGTTTTTTTAATATATATGTAACTCCTGCACCAGTTAGTTGATTTTGTGACCGATTAACAAAAAGTAGTCTAGAATTAGCATTGAATGAATTAAGCTTCT